TCTTCAAAACGATATGCAAATTCCCTAACTTTTTTCTTTTGTCTTTGTACGAATAATACTGCACCACCTATTTGAATAGGTTGAGTGGTATGTCCGCCATAAGTTGTCTGTTGGGTAATCGTTACATTATCAGGTTTTAAAGGTTCTCCTATTGGCCTACCTACTCTAAACTCACCACCAGCCGTTCCTACAATTAAATCCCTAGCAGGTGCTAACCATCGAATTACATTTACCCTATTAGCGGCAATCGTATAAATAAAAGCATCTGCGGCACTTCCATCTCCAACATCAAAATCTTCATATGATCCAGATTCAGAAGCCCATATCGTTTGTGGATTATCGGTAGACCCAGCAAATACCAATCGTTGTTCATAAAAAGATACTGCACCAGGAAATCCTGTAGTATCCGACCAAGCTCCTAATGCCCAAGTTATACTTCCAGAACTAGTTGCGGCTACATTAATAGTCCATGTTACAACAGTCGTAATAGTTCTTGCAGTAATTTCTCCCCAACCATCTCCTAATTTTACATACCTACCAACATCGGTAGTCTGAAAACCAGTTCCACCATTAATTCCTACAATAGCAGATGCTGTTAAAGTTCTTCCTGTTCCTACTGTTGTTGCACTTGTTGTTAAAGTTGTTGTTGTTGTATTGGTATCAAAAAAAGGGCCTATTTGAAAATCTACTTCGGCTATAGTCCAGGCTGCATGGCCTGTCCGTGTTAATTTTGTTGGTTCATGCGATGGATGTGTAATATACATAACATCAGCAGATTGCGTAAATTTTAAATCAAAAACTTGTGCTGATGTAAAAGATGTTGCAATTTCATAAACCTTTTCTGCCGTTCCAGCAGAAGAATAAGATGTATAACTTCCTGAAGCTACACCTGATAATTCAAAAGTATTTGTTGTTTTATTTGCTACTGTAAATCTTCTTCCATTTAACTCTGTCATTCCAGCAACACTATTAATCCAAACATGATCTCCATTTGAATATCCGTGTGAAGTTGCTGTAACAACTGCTGGGTTTGCCTTTGTAATTGCTGTAATAGTTTTTGATGCTTCTACAATTTGTCCATTATCTTTATAAAATCTAATATAGAGATTTCCAAATTCTAAAATATAAGATTGTGTTACATTAAATTCAAAAGGAATTAATCTTGTAGAATTTGCAGAATTTTTTACTTCTCCAACAAATCTACTACCATATCTACGACTTGTACCTCCTTGTGGAAATACAGTCATATTCTCCATTGTTGCTACACCATTATTATATTTTTTAAAATCAACTTGACCAGCAAGTTTCGGTGTTAATTCCCCAGCAGTAAAGTTTGTTTGAAAAGGATGTACTCTCGCCATTATGCTTTCCTAAAGTCAGTAAATGTATCAGACACAAGATCATCAATAAATCCTTCTTGGCCATCAACACTTCTTGCTTCGGAAAGTTTTTGTTGAAAGAGTTTCTGCATCTGGTCTTGTAATTTGACACTATTGGTTACAGGATATGCAAGGTCTACAGCTAATTTTGCAGTTAAGACATCAACAAACATTGAATCAAACTGAATAGTATCTGTAACCCTAGCTATGTAAAGAATTTTAGCCGTACCTTCATTGGTAAGTAAAACTCTACCTTGTGAAGCTAAATGTTCAATTTTAAAAACGTAATCTTTATACTCCATTTCCAAAACCCTTAAACAATAAGGATCAGTTGGTAATGCGTATTGGTATGAATATTCGTATGCGGGTGTATCTGAAAGTTGTGCTAAAGTTGCTCTTGTTATAGCAAAATTCCAAGGATGCGATCTTAAAACTAAATCACGTGAGGGTACATAAAAAGCATTACATAATCTTGCTCTTTCTGTATCATCCGTAAGTGCTGTTATTGGGTCATCGCCCAATCTACGTAAAGCATTTGAGCAGATGGAAACTTCTGTTGCCATAATTCTACATAATATCAAAAGGGCGACCATAATTCAATATGTATCGCCCTTTATTTCTTTTTTGTGTTTAGACTAGTCTACTGTGTATAGACAGACCAACGTAATGTCACCAGCGACAGCAGTTCCTGTTGCCGACATAGTAACAGCGATACGTAAAGGAACTTTCGGATCTTCTGAAATTCCTCCATCTTCCCAGACAAAGTTAGCTATAGTGTTTATATTACGAACTTCAATTAGCTGTTCTTCTGCACCTGTTGCAGTAGTAGTTGCTGCTCGAAATGCTGTTGAATCAGTTGCATAGCAATCCTCATCAATTACAGCACCAGCGGCAACTGTTGTGCCGCTAATCGTATAGGCCTGTGGGCCATTATATAAGCCGAGATTGTGAGTACCAGACCCACTATTTAAATCGTCATTATATATTCTTAAACTAACTATTTTTGCGTTTGATGGTACTTGACCTAAAATGATAACATCATCATCATCAAGATCACCTGTACCTACAGCAATCGTATCCATCCAAACACGCAGTTTTCCTCCTGCACTAGCCGCTTCGAGAGTATCTCTTGGCGTATTGTCAAGTTTTGTGATTTCCACACTTTTAACTGTTGCCATATTATATCTCCTTATTCGTTAGCAGCTATCTCTACCATCTTTTCTTCTTCGATACGAGTTGCACCGATTGTCATAGATAGAAATACCTGTGTTGCATAGTTCTTATCTGCTCTTTCAGATATTTTTGTACTTATATCTGATCCAAGAGCAAGACCTATTGCTGATTTTGTAAACGCTATATTTTGTCTATTGGGAGTACTGTCTTGTCCTAATCTTTGGGACTGAATAAATTTAAACCCTAAATAGGTATCTATTTGCCCCGCAGCTAATGCACGAACAGTATTAAAATCTGCTGACGTAATTTCCGTAATCGCCAACAAATCTGCAATTTGACCAGCAGTACAAACCAAGAATCTTGGTTCGTCTGGATCAACATCTCCTGCATCTAGGATTTCTTTGGCATTTAAAAGTTTTGCAACTGATAAACCAACTCCTCCATGTGCTACTTTATTACCAGCTGGTAAAGAAACGGATGTTCCACCCGCAACTCCACTATAAGCTGTTCCAGTAGCTGCAGCGATAATTGCATCATCCATAGCACGACCCATTGCCCACGCACCAGCCATAGCGTATTCCGATGATGGGGAAATTAATAGTCTAACTTTATCTTCGTTATCTATTAAATCCGCCCAGTCATAGTCATCCATTGATACTTTTCTTCTTGAATGGGGTGTATCCATTCTTGGTGTATCAGAATGACGTGAAGTACGTTTCTGTGCTGAAGTTGAGCCGATTCTTTCAAAAAAGTGTGATTTACCAGTAACTGTTTCAGTTCGGACAGCATCTCTTAATCTAGAACCTTTTTGTTGTGCTAGGTGTAATACATTTGCTTTGTACTGTTCAACGAAAGCCGTTGTTATTTGTACAGACATATTATCTCCATAGTTTTACAAAGTTGCAGAATAGGGGTCGAATAGCACAATGCTAATTCAACATATTCCGTTAAATCGGCTTTTGTCCTTTCGGGAAACCTTATCGTAAGACGATACGATCAATCGAATGTTTAAAGCCGATCACGGCTACCTATTCGTTTTCCTATTAAGGGCGAATTTAGTATAACTATTATAACAGAAAAATTATTTATTTACCATAAACTTTTTCATGTAATTGTCTTACTTGTTCTACAGCATTTAAGTGTTCTGGATGTCCAGCATTATGATAAGCGTGTTTTGGATCAGAATATATCTTTTGAATATCTCCTTTAGCATCTATTGGTGAAACAGCTAATTTATTATTTTGTGTATTTTTAGCCATTTCTTCCGTTATATCCTCACCTAAACGTGCAAATAACTTGACAACAGATGGATGATTACCTGCTTCGGTATCTAAAAGTTCCATCAATTCGTTATCTGCATATACAGACATTGCTCGTCTTGCTGATCTAACCTTATTATCATAGTCATAACCCCATTCTTTATGCAATGCTTCTTCTGTATTTTTCTTACCTAAAGTCATATCTGAATCACGTCTTTGCTGTTCAAAGTCTATTGATTTAACTTGAAAATCTATCAATGCTTTAGTTTGGTCATTATTCAACCCAATTTGATGGGCAACATTCTTAAATTGATTAACTTGTTCTTCATTAAAATATTTAGAATGTGTTTCTGGAATAGTAAAACTATACTTTTCAGAAGTTTCGGGCCTTCCTAACTTTGTATATAATTCAGCCCTTTCTTCATCTGTTTTTGGTATAGGTATTCTACTCCCTATCATTTTTTGCTGGTGAACTAGTGTAGTAGCCGCAGATTCTAAATCTTTAATATTTTGAATTGTTGGATTATTTTTCAATTCATCATTTAAAGATGATCTCCAGTCTTGATTTTCACTAGCACCAGACCCAAGTATAGGTGTTTCCTGTACTGGGTTGTCTTGTACTGTGGTCGTTTGTTCATCAGCCATTTTTTTCCTCCTCTAATAGATTGATGATACGAATGATTACCGATCTTTGTCCTTCTCGATAAGCCATTTCGTTGGAATCCTTTGAAAAAGAACTCCGTTTATAATAAGCCGATTTTAAATCAGCTATTACTCTTTCTCCTTCTTTAGAGCTAAAAGTAATTCCATAATCTCTTTTTAAATCTTTAATTTGCTTTTCAAAATCAGGTGCTGCCATTTTGTAATCTATATTTTTTATCCCAAATTTCTTTTTGTGTCAAATCTACTTCATCTTCTTTTCGTTTATTTCGAGAATCAATCTTATTCACATCTATCATTTCAACTAGAGCATACCTGCATACTTTAGGGGTTATTTTTCTCCAAGGCCCTGTTGCTCCCCATTGAAAATGTAATAAATAACGTGGTTCATCATAAATTTCTAATCTTGAAATATCAAAATCGGATAATATACCAGCAAAACTTTCGTTACCTTTATTATCGTTCCATCCCATTTATTGAAGTGATCCCGAACCATTAGAACTATCAGGATCATGTGGTGGTCTGACAACTGCGATTGTATTTAATAAATGTTTTAATTCTTCACGAAGTTGAGCATCTGTTTTTCTACCTGTTACATCTTCTATTTTAGTAATCGTTTGATAACCTGATCTATCTAATAAACTATTAACTGCACCAAGTTGAACCGAAGGTGATATTTTAGGATTTGAAATTAAATCTTTTAATTTATCTACTGCTAAAGGTACATGACCTGACATCAACTTTTTAGTAGCTTCATCTATTTCAAAAGATAATTGTTTTTTAAGATTATGACCTTGCTGTTCTGCTGTAGCTTCTGAATAACCAGCTTTGATTGCTGATTGTTTTGCATTGCCTGT